GCTGGCAATCGGCTGCTCCTATTTCGTCGAGGCCGCTGCACAGGACCAGCAAAAGGCGCAACGCATGCGCTCGGAGGAGATCGAGGAATGGAACCGGCAGGCCTGGTTTGACGAAACCGGGGCCAGTATTGATGCGCTGGCGCTTGGGTGGAAGCCCCAGCCGCGTGGCCAGGGTTACGGAGGCGTCAGGCGGCTTCAGGGCGAAGCGGCACTACCTTCGTCTTCTGCTCGAGCTCGGCGAAGTTGAGCTTGCCGGCCAGGCGTGCCAGATCGGCCGTGGGCGTCTCTGGCATGGCGGCTGCGGTGATGCTGTTCTGCTTCAGGAGCTGCAGCGCTTCGCGGCGGGCGTTCTTGTCGCCATTGCGCAGGTCTTCCAGGATGCCGTTCGCCACAGTCTCGTGGATTTCCTCAAGCGTCTCTCTGAGTTTTTTTTGATCAGCCACGGTTACATGGGTGGAGAGCTTTTCCCATGATGCCAATACAGGATGTGCAGTTCACCGATGAACGGTGGCTGCAGTTTTGGGACAACTACAAGGGTCTGCCCCACCAGAAAAAGAGCATCACAAAGCTCGGCCAGCACATCAAACACGCAGACCCTGGCCTGCTGACGGAATCAGCTGAATGGGTTGGTGATTGGCGGGGCCAGGGGGACATCGACAACACCTGGGGTGGCATCGAGGCCGCGGCCAGGAAGTACGGCAGCCGTTACCCAGAGCTGGTGGCCGCGCAGTGGCGGCTGGAGAGCGGCAGCGGACAGCACATGAGCGGCCGCAATAACCCGTTTGGCCTGAAGGGTCCGGGCAGCGTCAAGAAGACGCAGGAGGTGGTGAACGGCAAGACGATCACGATCGACGATTCCTTCGTCAACTTCGATTCGCTTGATGCCGCGGTGAAGTATCTGGTCGAGCGCTGGTATCTCGACTGGAAGGAGCACAAAGGGATCAACCGGGCAGCCAACCGCAACGAGGCAGCCAAGGAGCTGCAGCGCCAGGGCTACGCCACCCTGCCTGCCTACAGCGAGCGCCTGATTGCGCTGATGGATCAGGAGCGCCCGATCAGGCTGCCGGCATTGCTCAAGAACCCGTTGAGCGTGAAGTGGCAGAGCCAGCTCGACAACAAGAGCGGCACTGGCTACCGCGAGTGCTTCTCCTCGAGCTGCGCCATGTTGGCAATGTTCTGGGGGAAGGTTGCCAATGACGACGCCTATAACAACGTCCGCGCCAGATACGGGGACACCACATCGGCCGAGGCCCAGCTGGCTGCACTGCGGGCCCTGGGGCTGAAGGCCGACTTCCACACCAATGGCAGCCCTGCGGCCCTGGAGCGCGAGATCGACCAGGGCCGGCCAGTGGCAGTCGGGTGGCTGCATCAAGGGCCCGCCACGGCGCCTAAAGGCGGCGGTCACTGGACCGTGATCATTGGCTACACCGATGCTGCTTGGATCCACAACGATCCCAACGGTGAGGCCCTGCTGGTCCAGGGCGGCTACAGCAAGAACACCAAGGGCGCGGGCATGGCCTACAGCCGCAAGAACTGGAACCCCCGCTGGATGCCTGGTGGCAGCGGCGGCTGGTATCTCACCTGCCGGCCATGAGGAGAGAACGGCTGCACATGGGGCCGGCCACCACGGTCGAAACCGGCAAGGACTGGAACGGGCGGTTCTTCATCGCCTACGCCAAGGGCGCCAGCGTTTTCCTGCGCTGCCCGGTGGATGTGAGGCGGTGGCTCAAGCTGCCGGCGAAGATCCCATCAAGGGAGGCCTTCGACAGCTGGATCGCATCTCTGGAAGCGGCCGATAAGGGCGGTCAGCCTTTGCCTTGACCGTGGCGTCGTTTGCGGCCATGGCTGGGCTTGCTGCCGCGGCCATTGCCCTGGCGCGTCTTCTTGCAGATCGGTTCGCGGTGGATCTGCTGCTGGTTGCTCTTGGGCTTGGTCACCGCTTAACCCGCGGGCTGACGATGCCAGCCAGGATCTCGATTGCTCGGTAGGCCTTCACCACTGCACGGGTGTAGCCATCCAGTGCTTCGTTGTCCTTTGGAGTGGGGGTCAGGTTCACCACCGCCAGGGCCACGCCATGGATGGCAACGGCGAGAGCGATGTAGTCGGTGAGGTGTTCCATCAGGGGCGCTCGAGGTCGCGGAGCCTGGTTTCGTGGTCCTGCAGCATCGTCTGCACCCCTTCAAGAATTGTTGTGGTGCGCGACTCGAATCGCCCCAGACCGTTTGCGATCTTCCAGAGCGCGGCCACACCCGAGCCGCCTAAACCGATGAGGGCAAGGATTGTGGCCGGGTCCACAGAGGGTCAGTTGCTGCACCCCTGCAGAGTAACGACTTGACGCAGTTGCGCCATCCCGCAGCAGAAATGGCCTAACCGTAATAAGGGCCAGGGTTGATGGATGCGTTGGTTGGTTTGTAGGTCACAGTCCGTACCTCGACTTAAGAGCGTTGTAGTTTTGTTGGATTTCTGCTGCTGTGAGTGCTCTGTTGTATGCCTGAATAGATGCAATTTTTCCATTAAAAGTTCCAATCTGATTCCTAGGAACATCAGCATTTATGCTAACTAGGTATGAATTAGTCCCTAAAGCACGAACTCCACTTCCTTCAGTATAAACATGAGAAGTAGATGGTATTGAATTTCTATACATTATCGGATCACTGCCACTAATGTGTGTTACTGCCAAGTTATACCAAGTGTTAGTTTGAATGTATCCAGTAGGTGGATTGTAAAAAGATCTTCCACTTGGTCCAGTCCATCCATAAGTTCCATTTGCAAACACTAATGGGTTATAGTCATCGACATCGGTTCTTCCCTTTAAGTATAAGTAATATTCAGCATTTCCGCTATAATACCACACCGAGATCGTAAGAGCGGTAGGGAAATTTAAAGAAGAGGAGTGTGATATTGTCGAATAGTCATCCACTCCATCAAAACTCAAAGACCCACCATTAGCACTACTAAAAGTCGGTCCATTCGTTAAAGCAGCACTATTACCATTGCCACTTATATCAGTCCAAGTAGTGCCAGTGCCAGGATACGAACTGGGGTCGCCAGCATCTAGGTTGAGGACCAGACCATTCGTAACAATGCCACCCCCACCACTGATAGTCGCGGCTACCGACAAAAACGCCGGATCACTCAGCAGTAGATTCACGCCACACCTCTAGCCAAGCCGGCAATGAACTCAGCAGGCAGATCATGCGCTTGCGCTGCATCTTGCATCAGCGTGATCAGCTCTGCGTCGATCAGCCCAAGCCCCAGCGCCGAGTTCCAGGCGCCAAGGAAGATTGTGCTATCACCATCAGCGGCTTTGCCCAGTCCTACGGACAGCGCCATTGCCAGGGCCGGTGCATTGATCAATGCCCGGCTGAGCAGTGCATTGATCCTCGGCTCTGCCTGCACCATCTGGCCAAACTTCAGCCAGCGCGGGGGGTGCGTAGCGGCGTAATAGGCGGCTTGCTCCTCAGCGGTGAGTGAAACCAACTCCCACTGCTGCACCCATTTGCCGTCGATTTCAGAAGGAGCGGCTTGGATTACCTTCTCCAGCGCCGGATCCGCGACAGGTGGATCACTGGACTCAACGCGATGCACGCCGTAATGCGCCAGCTCTGCATCGCTCGGCGCCCAGGAGAACGATTGCGCCGGCTCATCCAGCCTGAGTTGTCCCAGTGAGTAGGGCCAGATCATCGCCCCATCAATAATGCGAACGAGGTTAGCCATCATCCCTGCACCCCCCAAGCTGCAACGCAGTCAGAATCAAGACTACCGAAGAATGTGAGGCTCAGCACGCCGGTCTTGGATGCAGCGATGTTCGCTGGCTTCGTGCCAAGAAACTTCCAATCAACCGGGAACGTAAGCGTTCGCTGTGACGCATCAGCAATAATTCGGATCACCACAGTTCGCCCAGTGGCGAGATTGCTGGTGGTGAATGTCAGATCGCCAGTGAGGCTAATCGTGCGATACTGGCCGTCAAGGACTGCCAGATCAAGCGCAACGCTTGCGGCATACGTAATTGCCGCGTAACTGGTTGCTGGAAGCGTACCCGCTGCGGCGGTTGTTCGCGTTGGAAGAGCCAGCCCAGGGATGTCGACAAGACCTGTCTGCTGGTTCACCAGGAAGGTGTCGCCAACTTTGAACTTGCCGTTCTGATCTGTGCTGGTCAGCCAGACCTTGCCGTTGTTCAGGTTGACAACTTCATTGGCTTCAACCGGAACACCGCCGTTTTCGGGCAAGGCGCTGTAATCGGTGCCAGATCCCGCGTACTCCATGGTGTGGGACGCAGTGCTAACCATCGACCGCAGGAAGAAGCTGACCGCTGCCCCGCTGCTATGGCTGTTGGCTAAGCCAAGATTGATCGAGAGGTCGTTCGGGTCCGGGCGGCTGATGACGACATCCCACCCAGAGCCGTTGGCCGTAGAGCTGAGGATGGGATAGATGTCACTGCCGACCTGCACCAGCATGTTGGTGGCAGGTCGGGTCGCATCACCAAACCAGCTGCCAGCTGGCGTTGGTGCATTGATAGCAAAGGTCGTTGCCCCTGCAGAAGCGTTGCCATTGGCCGCTGCCGTGAAGATGGCAGAGCTGCTCTTGCCGTCAGCAATCAGGCCATACCGGCCGAAATCAGTGGTGCCGACCTCCATGTTGATCTGGCCGCCACTGAGCGCCTTGGCGTGGTAGTGGCAGAACAGACCAAAGAACGACACGGCCTGGGCATAGCCGTTGTTGCAGACCAGCAGGCCAGGGCCATCCAGGCAGACCTGAGTGAACTCATTGATGACGAAGGACCGCAGCGGACTGTTGACTGCAGGCAGTGAACCGTCCACGATCACGCCGCCACCAGTCGGTGCAGAGGTCAGGTCGCCACCAGTGCCGGTGTAGTTGTTGGGGTTGAAGTTGCTGTTATCAATGCTGGCATCCGCAAAGTTGGAGCAGTTGTTGATGTACGGGCTTTTCTTGATGACACAGCCCGGATAGAAGCCAGCAACCCAACCCTGGCTAGCAGGCAAGCCATAGGTGGGATCGGCGTCAATCGGGTGGCCACCACGAGCGCCAGATGCCTTCAGGCCGGCAAAGGTGAAGCCGTCGATGTAGGTGCCGCTGTTGCAGCGAAACATGGTCTGCTCCTCTGTTGCAACCGTCGGGTGGACAAAGCAGCTGCGCTGTGAGTCGCCGACGATGGAGAGGTTGTCAACCGTGATGTCGATCGGCAGGACTTCCTGGTACACCCCAGGCACCACCCTGATGATGTCCCCTGCAACAGCAGACTGGACGGCGTTTTTGATGGTCTTCTTCGGGTTGATGATCCGGTGGCCGTCGTTGGTGTCGTCACCATTCACCGAGTCCACATAGATGACTGTGGGTTGAAGAGTGAAGGTGCCACCAGAGGCAATGCCAATCCAGGCGCTGCCGTTCCAGATCGACAGCGTTTTGTTGGCATCGTTCTGCAGCCAAGTCTTGCCAACAGGCCAGCCACCGCCGGATGGCGTAGTTGGCTGGACAAGGGTGCTGAACTGCTCGTCAGCCGCTTGGGTGGTGGAGATCTTGTCGTCTGCGCTGACCCAGGCTTCGGCGCTGTCGATCGTGTCCGAAGACATGTCCCAGCGGGTGTCGATGTCGGCCTGCAGCACCGCATCAGCGGTATCGACGTACTGCTTGGTCGCCGGGTTCAGCGGCTGCGTAGGGTCGCTTGCAAGCACGATCGGGCCGGTCATCGTCCCGCCGCTTCTTTGCAAGGCAGAGTTCGCGGCGGCAACAGCCGCAAGCGCCTGCGCGATGGCGTCTTGGCTGACTTCGTTGGATCGGGTG